CATGAGTGAGATATCTGAAAGAAGATACTACCCATCTTATTCACAAGCGATGAAAAGACTGAATATTGTGGCATCTGAAGTTAACAGAAATACGGGTAATGTACATAGTACTCCTCTGATTGGTGAACAGTCGGAACCAAAAAAAAAATTCATTTTAAAAACACCTAAACCAAAAGGTGGGGATATTACCCCTCCTGCACCTGATTTAGGAACTCCACCACCACCTGCACCTGATTTAGGAACTCCACCACCTCCAGCAGGAGACATGGGAATGCCGCCAGCAGGAGACATGGGAATGCCTCCAATGGGTGATGAAGGAATGCCGCCAGCAGGAGACATGGGAATGCCTCCAATGGGTGATGAAGGAATGCCGCCAGCAGGAGACGAAGGAATGGGAGACATGGGAATTCCACCAATGGGTGACGAAGGAGAAGATGGTGGTAATGTCGGATTAAAAATGATACAAAAACTTACAGGAAGATTAAGTCAAAAACTAAGATCGTTTGATAAGGACAAGGGTATGGATTCCCAAGATATTAAATATGTTGTAAACTCAATAATTTCAGCAATTGATTTATCTAAATTAGATGAAGACGATAAAGAAGATATATTAGATAAATTTGAATCTTTTGATGACTACGGAATGGGGGAAGAAGGTGATTTAGATATCACTGGAGAGGATGATTTCGGAATGGGTGACGAAGGAATGCCTCCAATGGGTGATGAAGGAATGCCGCCATCAGGAGATGAGATACCTTCACCAACATTTACAGAATCAAGGGTTGAAAGGGTTTTAGCTAGTTACTTCAACATTAGTAATGTTGAAAAACCTTTATTAGAAGAAAAAAGAAAAAGAAACTTTTTAAATGAAAAAATAAAAAAAATAAAGGGTTATAAAGAGATTGAATCTTTGTCTGAATCTGTAGAACAAGAAAGATCATCAAAAAAATTAATGTTGGAAAACAAAGACGCTAAATTCATAGGAAAAACAAATAAAGAAAATTTAATTTTTTCTGTAAATGGTAAACAAGTTAAAGTAACACCAAGAGGACGAGTTTTATGATTTTAGTATATGTAAATGAATTAGGACCAAACTATAAGGGTGATAATATATATGAATTTATATTTTCAGACTTAGACGATGTTTGGGGTGATGAATGGGATGCTGAACCAGCATCAGGTAAACCTTCACCTCCTGAAATACATTACATAAAAAAAGTAGGAGTTTTAAAAAATTCTGAAATTGATTTAAATTTAATACAGAACTCCGATTTTTTTGGTGTCTATGATGCGATTGATGGTGTAATTTCATTGGCTTGGGAAAATTCTGACAGCGACGAAATATTAGTACATAAAAAGAAAAGATTAGTTTTTCAATACGGAGAAAGTGTTGAAGACGTTGAAAATAAATTATACGAAAGAGATATCGTATTAAAGTGGGAAAAAAATTTAGTTCAAGATGAAGCATATGAATCCTAAAATTGCAAGACTTCTTAGTGAAGGAATATCAATTAATACTCTTGAGTCATTAAATAATACTCAGTTGAATGTTTTATACGAAAGAGTTAAAAAATCAAAAAAAGAAACAAAAGAAGAGGTAACCAAAACTACCACATCAACTACATACTCAAAAGATGAAGCTAAAGGTAAAACGTTTAGTAAAGGTGATGATGTAAATGTAACAATTAATCAAGATGATACAGTTACCGTAACTAAAGAGGGTGAAGTAACAGAAAAGGCGGTTTCTAAAAAACAACAAGAATTTTTTGGGATAGTAAGAGGGATGCAAAAAGGAGACACACCAAAAAAAGGAAAGGCTGGTGAGGTAGCAAAAGAAATGAAAAAGAAAGATGTGAAAGATTTTGCATCAACAAAACATAAAAATTTACCTAACAAAAAAGTAGAAACTAAAGAAAGTGACGATATTAAAAGTTTAGAGGAAAGTATTATGCGTTTAGTTGTATCTCACATACCTCCACACACAACTAAGTCAGACATACTTAGAATGATTAACAAAAGAAAATAAAATGAATGTCATTATCAAAAGAACAAGTATTATTAGAATACGCTAAATGTGTTAGAGATACTCCATACGCATTAAAAACATATTTACAAACTTACGATAATACACAATCTAAATACGTACCGTTAGAGTTATTTAACGATCAAGTAACCTTAGTAAAGGATTACGATACATCTGAAGAAAATATCGCGTTAAAATACCGACAAGCGGGTGTTTCAACTGTAACATCAGCATGGGCATCTAAACGATTGGTATTTGCACGTAAAGAAAAACCTGAAAAAATCTTAATAATTGCAAACAAAATGGATACCGCCCAAGAAATGGGAAATAAAGTCCGAGCGTTTGTTGATCAGTGGCCGAAGTGGTTAGGGGTTGGGTTCTCTGTTGAGAAAAATTCACAAAGACATTTTAAATTAACCAACGGTTGTGAGGTAAAGGCGGTAGCAACATCAAAGGATGCGTTACGTGGGTATACTCCAACGATATTAATATTTGATGAGGCAGCATATATCAATGCCGATGAGGACTTTTGGTCAGCATGTATGGCTTCTCTATCAACAGGGGGTAAAGTTATCGTAATTTCAACACCAAATGGATTTGATCCGATTTACTATTCAATTTATAGTCAAGCAGTAAAAGGGATGAATGACTTTAAGATTACAGAAATGTATTGGTTTCGTGATCCACGTTATTCAAAGGATTTAAAACTAATTAAATGTGATGATATTGTCCATTACATGTTAAATAGAGGAGATTACAATGATAATGAAATAATATTAGATTATAGTGACACTAAAATTGTTGATAGAGATTTTAATGAGATTAAGAAAAAAATTGAGGATGAGGGGTACAAACCGTATAGTTCTTGGTTTGAGGCTATGGCTAAAAAATTAAAATTTGATAAAAGAAAAATATCGCAGGAACTTGAGTGTAACTTTTTAGGTTCGGGGGATAGTGTTATCCCTTCTGAGACTATGAAAAAAATAAAAGAAAAACACATCAAGGAACCTGAAAATAAATTTATGGGTGGAGCACTTTGGCAGTGGAAGGAGCCGGTTGCTGGACATAAATACATTATGGGTGTTGACGTTTCAAGAGGTGATAGTGAAGATTTTACCACGATGTGTATTATTGATTTTGATGCAAGAGAACAGGTATTAGAATACTTAGGTAAAATTCCACCTGACATTGCTGCAGAAATTGCGTTTAAATGGGCTACAATGTATAACGCATTTATTGTTATTGATATTACTGGTGGTATGGGTGTCTCTACATCAAGAAAACTACAAGAACTTGGATATAAAAATTTATATATTGATGGGGTTAACCCTGCTGACAAATGGAAGTGGGATCCAAAATCACAAGATAAAATTCCTGGAATCAACTTTAACTCAAAAAGAGTTTTAATTGTACAGGCATTTGAGGAAGCATTACGATTTGATTTTGCGTTAAGATCACAAAGATTATTTAATGAACTTAATACGTTTGTTTATATTAGTGGTAGACCTGATCATCAAAAAGGACAACACGATGACTTAATAATGGCGATGGCAATGGCTCTTTATGTTGGGGAATCGTCTTTTGCTCAATTAGAAAAGGCTGCGGAACAAGCAAAGGCAATGATTGATTCATGGACTACAGAAACGAGTCTTTTTAAAGAATCCTCACAAAATTTTAATCCTGGAATTCCTGTAAGTTATGACGGTAGTTTTGGGTATGATAGGAATCAGGTAACTAAAAGTGATTATCAAAACTATTTATGGTTATTCGGTGGTAGAAGGGTTTAATTTATACCATTGAATACTATTTTTAAAAAAAAGATTTATGGCACAAGAAAAATATACAGTTTGGCAGAGGTTGAGTAAGGCTTTTGGTCCTAATGCAACAATGGATCAACAATCCCCTGTTTTTAAGTTTGACAAAAAAGAACTATTAAAAACTACAGATAAGACTGAGTTTGAAAAGGAAAAACTACAAGCTCAACAAACGGTGTACATTGGAAAACAATGGCAAAAGGTTGAGAGTAACTTATACCAACAGGCGGTTTACTATGAACCAACAAGAATGGCTTCGTATTATGATTATGAATCTATGGAGTATACTCCTGAAATTTCAGCCGCTTTAGACATATACGCTGAAGAATCAACGACACCGGACCAAGACGGACATATATTAAAAGTCTATTCAGAATCAAACAGGATAAAATCAGTATTAACGGATTTATTTACAAATAAATTGGACATTAATACAAATCTACCAATGTGGACAAGAAACACCTGTAAATTTGGAGATAATTTTATTTATTTAAAATTGGATCCAGAAAAAGGGATTGTTGGTTGCCAACAACTACCTAATATACAAATTGAAAGATTGGAAAAAGGTATGAAGTTTCAACCTGATAAGTATTCTCAAGATATGGAGAACGATTCTTTGAAGTTTGTGTGGAAAGAAAAAAATATGGAGTTCAACACTTGGGAAATAGGACACTTTAGAATTTTAGGGGATGATAGAAAATTACCTTATGGTACATCAATGTTAGAAAAATCTCGTCGTATATGGAAACAACTTTTATTATCAGAAGATGCGATGTTAATTTATCGTGTATCAAGAGCACCTGAAAGAAGAGTATTTA